CTCGATACGGCGGCCACCCATCCGGTGGATGTGATCGTGGTCGTCTCCGCGCGCAGTGTCTCGCTCGTCTGGAAGTTGAAAGGGTTCGGTCGACCGTTGGCGGCGCTCCTCACCGAGACGCCGTACGAGCACGACCGCGAGCTGCAAGTCGCGATGCTCTGCGATCTGAGCTGGACGAATGAGCGGTCAGCGGCACACGCCTTTCCGCGCACGAGTTACCTCCCGCACGGGTGGCATCCGCTCCGCCATCACGCGACGCCCCTCGGCGATGACGAGGACGTGCCCGCGCATGATGTGGTTTTTGTCGGCGCTGGGTTTCCGGAGCGGTGCGCGTTCTTCAACGCCATCGACTGGACCGGCATCAATCTCGGGCTCTATGGCATCTGGCAGGGGTTCGGGCTCTCGCCGGCCGTAGAGGCACGGTGTCACGACGGCGAGATTGAGAATGCCTATGCGGCGGCGCTCTATCGTCGGGCGAAGATCGGGCTGAACCTGTACCGGGCGCGTACGTGGGACCGCGTCGCCGTGTCGGCTGAATCGCTCAATCCTCGGGCGTACGAGCTCGCGGCCTGCGGCACCTTCACCATCAGCGAGTACCGGTCGGAAGTCGAGGACGTCTTCGGGCGCTTTGTGCCGACGTTCCGCACACCCCAAGAAGCCGAGGCGTTGATTCGCCGGTGGCTCGTCGAGGACGAGAGTCGCTTGCTGTTGGCCGCGGCGTTACCGAGTTGCGTGGAACGTGCGTCCTGGGTCGAGCGTGCGGGGCATATGTTGGTTGGGTTGCGGGCGCTTATTGATCGGCCGATGGCCGCATGAGCGCGCGTATTCGCTGGGACGGCTTCGACAGTTTCCTGCGCGAGTTTCAAGCGTTGCCGGAAGCGTTACGCGCCGAGGGCCTAGCGATCGTGCAGGAAGAAACGACCGGCGCGGCCGTCGAGATTACGCAACGCTACGGCCGCAAGACCGGCACGATGGCGCGGCGGGTGCGGGTCGAGTTTCCCAATTCGAACCTGCTCATCGGCGCTGTCGTGAGTGCGGCCCCGCACAGCCATCTCTATGAATTTGGGACTGGTCCGCGGCAGACGGCCAAGGGCGCGAATCGTGGCCGGATGCCGGCGGCAGACCCGGCCGTGGTGATTCCGATTGCCCGCAAGCGACGATCGCGGATGCGGCGGCGGTTGGTCGAACTCCTCCGCCGACACGGCTTTCAGATCGGGGACGCCGAATGACGCCCTTTCTGACGTTCTACACGCCCACGTATCGGCGGCCCCTGCAGCTCGCCCGCTGCATGGAGAGCGTCCGCACGCAAACGGCGGTGCAGGACATTGAGCAAATTGTGATTCCGGATTACGTCGGGCTCGGCGTCGGCGGGATGTTCGCGCGGGTGCGGGATTACGTCCATGCGGTGCACGGCCGCTATGTGCATCTGCTGGCGGATGACGATGTGCTCGCCTCCCCAACAGTGGTCGCAGAGGTGCAGGCCTTTGCCGCAGCGCATCGATTTCCCGAGGTCATCCTCGTGGCGACGGTGAAGAACGGCGCCAGGTGGCCGCTCGGCAAACCGTGGCCGCCGGTGTGCGGCCGGATTGATCTCGGGTGTGTCATCACGCGCGGCGACGTCTGGCGGCGGTACGCGCACGAGTACGGCCATCGTTATGAAGGTGATTACGACATGATGTACGCCCTTTATCGAGATGGCCACGATGCCGTTCAGTCGGATCTGGTGTTCTCTGTCGGCGCTGTGTCGCGAGGAGTTCCGGAGGCGGCATGAAGCGTTGTCGTGAGAACTGCGTTGCGGCCTGTCCGACGTGCAACATGAAAAAGGGTGCGCGCACGCTGGAGGCGGCGGCGTGACCTACATCGACCCCCGCTCGAAAGTGCTTCGTCATGTTGATCGCCTGGTCGATTGGCGACGTGGGCGAACGCCTGCGCCCGTGACGATCGAATGGGATCTCTCGAATCGGTGCGTCCTCGGCTGTCAGGATTGCCACTTCGCGCACACGCATACCCGCGGGCCGTGGACGACGCGAGACCGGCGGCTGCCAATGGCGTTCGAGGTGCCCGGCGATCTCGCTGACAGCGTGCTCGTCCGTCGTGCCTTGTGGGAAGCCTCTGACGCGGGCGTTCAGGGCGTCATCTGGACCGGCGGCGGAGAACCCACCACGCATCCGGACTGGACAGGCATCGTGGCCTACGCGTCCAGCCTGGGGCTCCAGCAAGGCATGTACACCCTCGGCGGGTTGCTCACCCGAGAGACGGCGACACATCTCGCCCGTCATGCGGCGTGGGTCGTGGTCTCCCTTGATGCCTGCGATGCGGATAGTTACGCGGGCGAAAAAGGCGTGCCTGAATCGCGCTTCGATGCGGCGGTGGCTGGGATTCGCTGGCTGGCTGAGGCGAAGTCTGCGGTCATTGGCGTCTCATTCCTGCTCCATCAGTGGAACTGGCGGCGTGCGCCCGCCATGCTCGCGTTCGCCAGACGGTTGAATGCGACGTACGCCACCTTCCGGCCGGCGATTCAGACCTCGCCGGATCAGCCGTCCGTCTGCACCAGTGATCGTGGTTGGATTCCTGAAGCGGTGCCGACGCTACGCCGGCTCGCGGAGAACGTCGATGTGGAAATCGACGTCGCGCGCTTCGAGCAGTACGCGCACTGGACCGGGCATGGGTATCAGGCGTGTCTCGGGATTCGGCTCAATACCACCATCACACCCGATGGGCGCGTGTGGGTGTGTCTGCAGCGGCGCGGGTTCTCGGGGTCGTGTCTCGGGGACTTGCGACAGGAATCGTTCGCGCAGATTTGGGGCCGTCATCCGGGGCGGTGGACGGTCGACGCGAATTGCCGCGTGATGTGTCGGCTCCATCCGGTGAATCAGCAAATCGAGGCGCTCGAGCAGTCGCACGTGCACGAGGCCTTTGTATGAGCGCCGACGTGCTGACGTTTCGGACCGGGCCGCCTCGCGACGAATGGCGGCACTACGAGGCGCCGGAATTGTCGATGGTGGCGATTCCGAAGCCGGGCACGTCCGGTGATCCCGCCGTGCAGTACTGGGATCGCGGCGTCGACTTGGTGCCGCACATGACCGGCGCCGTGGCGGTGCTCGACGGGCGAGACATCGTCGACACCTGTGCCCGGCTCAACGTCGCTTTGCCCTTGAACGGCCGCGTGCTCGACATCGGGTGTGGGACGGCTCGGTTGCAGCGGTTCTGTCAGGCGTATATCGGTCTCGACATCTCGCCCTCCGCGGTGTTGTACGCGCAGCGGCGCGGCATCAGCGCGCATCTCATTCATGGGTATGGGCCCTCGGCGCTTGATGGCTGGCTCGGGGGCTGTGAATGGATCTGCGCGTTCTCCGTGTTCACGCACATGCCGTTCGAAGAACGGCACGACTATCTTGAGGCGTTCCATCGGGTGGCCCCACAACTCCTCGTCGACATCATCCCGGGCGACGGATCAGGGGACATCGCGCGCTGGTCCGCGGACGTGCCGACGTTCGAGCAGGATTTACAGGATACCGGTTGGCAGGTTGTGTCGGTCGCCGAACGCACCTCGCCCGATGGGCACTCGACCCATCGGTACTACCACGGGCGGCATCTATGACCCGGCCGCCTCGCTTTCTCGTCGTGGACCCGGGCGCATCGTGGTCGACCGCGGATGTGTGGGCGGGGCTCTGCTACGGACTCCTGCAGCATGGGGTCGAAGTGATTCCGTATTCGCTCGCCGCGCGCATCGACAACGCGGGCGCGTACCTGAATCACGCGTGGCGCCGCGCCACGAAGCTGAAGAAACAGACGGCCGCGAAACTTGGCCAGGCGTTCGAACCGATTCCGAAGCCGACGACGGCGGAGATTCAATACACCGCCTCCATTTACGCGCTTGATGCGGCGCTTCGGCACCAGGTCGACGCCGTCATTATCGTGTCCGCGATGTTCTTTCACCCGAACGTGATTCACCTGATGAAGCGGGCGAAACTCAAGGTCTTCGTGCTCTTCACGGAATCGCCGTACGATATCGAGAAGGAACTCGACCGGGCCCGCATCGTGGACGGATGCTGGACGAATGAACGCTCCTCGGTGACGACGTTCCGAGCAGTGAACCCGTGCAGCGGGTACTGTGCCCATGCGTGGAACCCCGAGCGGCATCGGCCCGGCGCGCAGGCCGCCGATAAAGTGCCCGCGCATGACGTGGTCTTTGTCGGGTCCGCGTTTCGCGAACGGGTGCAGTGGTTCGAAGCCATCGATTGGACGGGGATTGACCTCGCCCTCTATGGCACATGGGACATGCTCGGGGCCCGGAGCAAGTTGCGGCAGTACGTCAAGGCGGGTCAAATTGACAACCGACGAGCGGCGGCGCTGTACCGTCGCGCGAAAATCGGACTCAACCTCTATCGGACCTCCATCGGCTGGGGGCGACGGGCGCCGTCGATTACTCATGCCGAATCGTTGAACCCGCGCGCCTATGAACTCGCGGCGTGCGGGGCCTTTCATTTAAGCGATTTCCGGGCGGAAGTCTCAGAAGTGTTCGGCGACCTCGTGCCGACCTTCCGCAGTCCGACCGAGGCCGCGGCGCTGATTCGAATGTGGCTCGCTGATGACGCGGGCCGAGCGCAGATCGCGGGTGCCCTTCCGGCCTGTGTGGCTGAGTCGTCGTGGGTGCATAGGGCACGCACGGTGATCGGAGACATTGAAACGCTGCTGCAGTGGGATATTGCGCCCGCGGCAGTCGCGGTCGGAGGGTAACGCGATGTCACGCTATCACGGCAAGAGCGGGCGCGTGATGCTGAGCACGACGGCATCCGCGGCGGCGGTCACGACCACGATGAGCGGTTGGACGCTCAATCGGGCCACGGACCGCGCAGAAACGACTTCGTTCGGGGATGCCAACAAAACCTACGTGCAGGGGTTGCCGGATCTCCAGGGCACGCTCACGGGGTTCGTGGATAACGCCGACGATCGACTGTTCGACGCGGCGGAATCGGCAGACGGCGCCAAGCTGTATCTGTACTTCTCGACCGATGCGCTGGCGATTTACTTCTACGGGCCGGCGTGGGTGGACGCGTCTATCGAAGTGCCGGTGGCCGGTGCCGTGACGATGAACGGGACGTTTGCGGCAAATGGCAGTTGGGGCCGCCAGTGGCCCTGATTAGCTAGGGCGATGCATGGAGCTGAGTCGGCACGCATTCGGGATTCGCGGGGCGCACGCCTCGATCAAGTGGGGGTATCACGTCGCCGCACAATTGGGCGCGTGGACCTTCGCAGGCTCGGGCGTCGATGGCGGGCAGGTGTCCGCCACCGTCGTCTCTCGCGATGCGTTCCGGCTCAGTCAGTCTCCGTTGACGCTCGTCCTGGTGCTCCATTCGGTCGATCCCGTCACACAGAAAGTCACCGGTACGACACCGGTCAAATGGCCGGTGCGAGGGATGGCCGATCACGGCGAGACCGTCATGGTGATGGTGGGTCCGTGCGAAAGGACGTAGCACATGGGACGTTGTCGATTTGTGCAGCCGGAGTCATTGCGGCTGGAGTTGTCTGAAGGCGACTGGATTGAGATCAAGCGGCGGCTCTCCATCGGCGAAAAGAAGCGTGCGGAGTCATCGGTCGTGCGCGAGTTCATGGGCAACGGGCGGATGACGCCGAACTATGACGCGATGGGCGGCAAGGCCCAGGTGATGGCGTACCTGCTGGATTGGTCGCTGCGGGACTCGCAAGACAAGCCTGTGGCCATCGATACAGACGGCAAGAAATCCGCGGCGCTCGACCAACTCGACGAAGAGACCTTTCAGGAAATCAGCGACGCGATCGAGGCGCACGCGGTTGCACAAAAGAAGGTTGACGACGAACTAAAAAACGCCCGGAGTGGCGAGCCCAGCTCGTCACCGAGTTTAGTCTCTGCCGGTTCATGAGCTGGACGCTCGACGACGTGCGGGCGTTGACGCTGGAGGAATACGACGTGCTGATCGATGAAGTCGAGAAGGCGGCCAAGGGCTGATGGCGACTCGGGCGACCTTCGTCGCTGATCTCACGTCGTTCGAGAAAGCGGTGAAGGATGCGACCACAACGGTCAAATCGCTCGGCACGGTCTCGGGCTCCGTTGAGAAACAGCTCAATCGCATCGGCGACACGTTCAGTGGGCGGAAGGTCATCCAGGAAGCGAACCTTACCGCGAAGGCGATTCAGGACATCGGCGGCGCGTCGGTGCTCACGAAGAACGAGCAGGCCGCCGTCAACGTGAAAGTGACCGAGGCGCTGGAGAAGTATAAGGCACTCGGGCAGAAAGCGCCGGCCGATCTGATGGCGCTCGAAAAGGCCACGCGGCAGAACACGACGATTCTCGGGTCGATGAAAGACCAGCTCGGGAAAATCGGACCGGCCCTGTTGGCGGCGTTCAGTGTGGGCGCGGTCGTGGCGGCCACGAAAAAGATGCTGGACTTTGCTGACACCATGACGAATCTCTCAGCGAAGACGGGCATCAGTACCACGGGGTTGCAAAAGCTCGATCTCGCGTTTTCGAAGAGTGGCGTCTCCATTGACATGGTGACGCAGGCGACGACGCAGCTCGGCGCGCGGCTCGTCGGAGACAAGGGCGCCGTCAAACTCATCGGGGACCTTGGTCTCAATATTGAGGCCTTGCGGCGGATGAAGCCGGAAGAGCAATTCCTCACGGTGGCCGATGCGGTCGGCAACATTCAGAACAAAGGCGAGCAGCTCTTTGCCTCGAAGACGCTCTTCGGCCGTGGCGGCGTGGAAATCCTGGCGGGGCTGACCGGGAATCTGAAAGAGACGACCGACGAATTCGAGCGCATGGGCCTCATCATCGACGAAGAGACGCTGAAGGCTGCCGATGATTTCGGCGATCAACTCGGCGTGATGGGGAAGC